CTTTTTTAATCTTACCTGTGTTTTCATCAGGGAAATCATACTGAATTTTTGCTACAAAATATTTTTCGTCCATAATTTTATTTTCCTAAAAAATCGTCTAATTTTCTCATTAAGTCAACCGACTTTCCAACATAGTCGTTATTTTGTTTAGATTTTTTTTCTTCCTCTAAATTTTCTTCATACTTACTTCTTTCGTCAGGGTTAGAAAATAAATAAGCTCCCGGTGTTGAAGGTGATGATACCAAATCAAAACATATTAATTCGAAGTCATCTTGTACTTCATTTCTTTCTCCAACTTTTTTTAATGAACCAACACCTCTTGATGAAATACCTAATGTCACTCCTTGTCTCATTAGGTTTGCTGCTTGGTCTCCTTTGGTTGAAACGATTCCTCTTTCGTGAAACCCTGGAGATGTCAATAATTTGAGTTTTCCCATTAGTATATTTTTATCCCACCATATGTCTGTGATGATGTGAGATACTCTATCTAAGTCAATTAATGACGACTCAGGGTGGTTTAATTCTGATGTGGATAACCCCTTAGAAATTGCTTGCTTATATCTTTCAGATTCTCTTTTCAAAATCCTTTCAGGATACGTTCTTCCATTTCTATTTGGTGTGTCGTATTTTTGAAGAACTGCATAAAACTCAAATGGATTTCTATAATCTAAATTGGCAGCTTCTTTTAGAACATCAATATTATGAGTGTCTTTGGGAGAAACCCAACCTGCATCCATTTCAATCAATATACCATGGCCAAGTTCGCTCGCTTCTAAAATTCTTAAATTTTTCATCTAATCTTTTAAGATAAATATACGGATTTGGATTGTTTGCTAGTTTTCGTCTTTTTTAGAAATCGAAAAATCAAAGTATTTGTTTTGAATCACGTTATTTTTATAGATGGATTTGACTATAGTTTTTATTGATTCTTTTAGTTCATCACACTTGAAATCCATATCACGTAGGGTATATAGATTGATTTCCAAATTGAAAAATGATTTTTTCCCTTTAGATATTCCACTTGTCCGAAGGTCCAAATCAACAATATTTTTTTCTTGAAAAATTTTACAATCTATTGATTCATAAACGGAATTTTTTATTTCTCGTCCCAATCCTGAGACAACTCGGTTCCAATTATCTAACTCTTCTTTTGGGGTAACCCACGATTGAATATTTATATAAACCGATTTTAAGTTTTTGGAGTCTACTGTCCCATATTGAGACTTGATGGGGTTGAACAGGTTAAGTTTAACACTTTTTCCTTTTTTCATTAATAATGATATTATGTACGTTTATTAATGAAATTATATACATAATATGTATGATTGTCAAAATTTTTTTATATTTGTGGATATTTCTAATATATGATAATAATAAAAATAAATCAGGGTAATCCCCTTGAGAAGGCTCTCAAGACCCTAAAGTCAAAAGTAATTAAAACAAAACAAAATCAAATTTTATTTGATAGGAAACAATATACAAAAAAATCTGTACTTAGAAGAGCACAGATTTTGAAGGCAAAACATATTCAAAGTCTTAAAGACAAATCAAATTGATTCTTCCAAATTTTTTAATTTCAAAAAGTTTAATTGGTCGAATTTTTCAGATTTAATTTTGTCAATCGTTTCTGAAATTTTTGTTTTCATATCCTGTGAGTCTTCATTGTTTTGAAGATTAGTTAGTTTGGATATTGTACTTTCTCTTAATGTTTCGAATTTTGTCTCCAAAGTTTTGGTATCTTCAGAAACTATTTGGAAAAATTCTTTTTTAGAATTTTCATCCAAAGTAAGTATGTAGTTATTAACTGTTTGATTTGCCACCGTAACCATAGAACTAATTGGGATATTTATACTTTCCTTAATAGATTCTTTCGTTGATGTAATAACCTTTAGGATACTTTTCTTCGCATTAACTCTTTCAAGTAAATCTACTCCTTGTGTATAAACTAAGGTATCAATATCGGAATATTTGTTTTCAGTTTTTTCGGAAAGTGTGATTGGAAGTTTAATACTTGACAAAACTTTGTTTAATAGACTAATCCCTTCTTCAATAAAATATTTTGCGTCCTGTTCACTTAACCCTTGGGGTGAACTCAGTTGGTCATATATTGCGTATGCTTTAGACATAGCTTTATTACTCAAAACGTTGTGTTTGAATTCTCGCAAAGTCTTCTTGAATTCTACTTCATTTTTGTAGGATTCTAAGAGATTTTTTTCAATTAGGGATTTTACTATTCCGAAGGTCATGGTGTCTTTTTCAAATAAATATTATGAATTTAATAACTTATCTAAGTGTTTTGAAATTTCTCCTAAAGAATCTTGTGCCTGACCCAAATTTATCACTCGAGATCCTTCAATTAAATTATTTTCCACTAAAATATTAAGGTCTTTTTTCCTTGATTCTGGTGTTACTTCTGTTGGTGGTGCTTCTTCCGCACCTCCTGCCGGTGGTAATTCAGGTTCCCCTCCAGGAATCTCTCCTCCTCCACCGAATGATGGTGAGGCCCCCAATTCTTCTCCACCATCCGTAGTTGTCGCGGCACCAGCCGTAGGAGTTGCACCTGTTTGACTGCCATACAATTTGTCGATATTATCAAACAAACCTGTTTTGGTTATCACAGTTGGAGTTGCTTTAAGTTCTTCACCAACAGCTCTTTCAATTCTTTGTTGTTGTAAGTCTAAACGAACTTCGTCATCAGACCATCCAAATATGTGTTTCTTAGCCCATGTAGATGAAGTTGCCTGTATTCCATTTCCTGGATCGGAAACCAAATCTTTATACAATAATACTTTTTCTTTCCAAACATCAATCTTCAACAAATCCGCTTGAGTTGATGGGTTTGTTAATCCAAGTGTAAAGTTTGATAATTCATCTTCAAAACCCAATAAAAATAAATGTACAATGGCAATTTTATTAAGTTCTGCCAACATACTTTTTTGGATTCTATTAATTGTACGAGCAAATCTAATGTCTTGTAACGCCAAGTTTTTACCATCACCTACCACTTCTTCAAATCCTAAGAAAGCTTTAGGTACTCTCAATGCCGTCAATAATTTCTTTTGAATATATTCAATATCGGCAATTTCAGACAAGTTAGTTGCTCCAGGTAATGTAGTAATTGGATCTGGAGCTGCCGGATCACGAACAGGAATAAAGAAATCTTGGTCAACGGCCATTTGATTGAATCTCATGTCTACGTTTCCTGTTTTACTATCTACAACTTGTTCTCTTTTGAATTTGTTTGCAACACGCTGTACATACGCTTCTACATCATCATCGTTCATGTTACCGACAAAGACCTTAAATAACTTTCTTTCGGGTGCTCTTGATGTTCGATAAATCAACATAGCGTCTTCACAAAGTAATAATTGTTTCCAAATACGTCTAGCCTTTTCTAACATAGACGTTCCATAAGGAAGTTTTCTATCATCACCTAATAATCTGAAGTGAGCAATTTCCCATGATTGGAATTCCATATTCTTATTCTTCCAAGTAAAGTGTAATGCTTTCTTGTCTTTATCAACTTCATTTTTTACATCGACAGATATTTTACCACTTGCTCCAACTTCATGTCTTTCGATTTCTATAGTTGGTAATTGTTGACATCCAACAATACCTTTTTCAGGGTCTAATTTAAGATACACAAAATTGTCGCCATATTTACAGGTATTCCGTGTCCACATTGGAAGGTTGGTATTAACATCTAAAGCATTGTTGAACAAATCCGCTAATACCCCTTTTATTCTTTTTGATTCAGAATAAATTTGTAGAATAAATCCATCTTCATTTGTTGTTGTAGATTCTTCTGCATAAATGTCTAAGGCGGCGGAAATTTCAGGTGTATACTCCATAGACTCATAATCATACTGTGCCGACAATCTTGTTGGTTCATAGTATATCGCCTGAGAATAAAGATTGTTTTCTACCTTAGCCCATTGATTGGTAAGGTAATATGTTTGTTGTGCTTGGAGTTTTTCTTTTTCGTATTCTTCTCTACTTTTGGTTCGCAGAAGTTCCTTTTTATCAAACTTAAATGTCGGATAATCTTGATTGAGAAGTGAATTAGGTCCAAATGTTTGTGACAATCGTTGCCAAACTGTCATATTTTGTTCTGCCATACGTAATTTTACTATTTACCCTGATAATATAAATAGTTATTTAGCACCAAATAACCAACCATATTTTTGATAATCCGCTTTACTGGCTCCATTATTATTAAGGTTCGGGTCCCTACCCATCTGAGGTACCATTGGGTTGAAAAAATCTGAAGAATTTTTATTTTCATTCATCACAGTAGACCATGAATTCAACATGGCTTTTGTATGATTAACAACTTTAGTTAATGATTGAAATGATTTTTCAGCGACATAAATCGCCATGGAAAGACCCATAATACAGTCATCATGTTGTCCTTTCTGGTGGTCGGGTCTTCCATGAATATATATAAAGGTATTCATCTCATTGTATGTCCTATGAGAATATATTTTGAATCCGTGTCTAACCCCCTCTTCAAATGCTGCAATAATTTGAACTCTTTTTGTGTTGAAGTTGATACCAGGAATTTTTTCATTTATTTTCGGGTCCCACTTCCATTTGTTAGAAGTATCGACTCCATCAACATACAATCCGGGTTGATATTGTAATTCTTGCATTTTTCTGGCGGTTGAAACTCCCATACCTCCTGTAATATCAATTACACAGAATGCATTGTACATTGTCCCCCACTTATAAGCAATTTCTGCTAAAACATCGGGAGGGATTTTACCAACATATTCTAATACTTGTTCCCGTTCATCAAAGTCAATGATTTGGATTGATGAAAAATCCTCAGAGTCACCACGAGAAACGTCAACCCCCATAACATACTTATGTCCATTTACAGGTTCCTTAAAAATCCACAAAGCATTACCCATAAGTTTGGCTTGTGGGGCCCTTAGTTGGTTTTTGGAAATGTTCTGCATTAAATCTGAATCGAATACGTTATCACCCGATCCTAAGAAGTTACATTCAAGTTCTTGAGCAACTTTACGTCTATCGTACTTGAGCTTTTTTACCATTCCCTCAAACCATGCAGAACAAGGTTTATATCCTTGGGAAATATAATCTGTTACAATAGAATGGTCTCTATCATAAGGATTATTATTGGCTAAGTTAATTACTGTATCTATTGGATAATCTTCACGATTCAAAAGATAATGAACCAAATCATTTGTCTTTACCATGTATAAATCTTTGGTATAACGAGGGTCTCGATACCAAAACATTTCAGAGATTTTGAAATCATTCATTCCTCTTAATGCTTGGTCATAGATTTCGTAATATATTGGATCGTAACCGTTTGGTGTAGAAACTACAATAACTTTACCACCAGTAGATAGTGAGGCCATACAAGCAGACCAAAAGTCTCCATCTGCCTCGATAAAGGCTGCTTCGTCAAAAATAAGAATTGTTGGTGTATAACCTCTAAGTGCATCTTTGGATGTTGCCACCGCTTTGACCTCACATCCATTATTAAGTTTGAAATGTCTTTGGGAGTTTTTTTCTACCGAAAACCCGATTGAAACCCAACTAGGCCATTGTTCAATAAATGACCTTATCTTGTTAGCCATTTCAACTGAAGTATCCAACTTATTGGCAATGATTAGAACTTTTTCAGGTTTTTCTTTTCTTGCAAATGCAAGTTTTTTTGAAGCCCAAGCTGCGGTTACGGTTGAAACCCCGGCTTGTCTGTATTTCAACGCAATGTTTTCGTTGTGGGTTTCGTAATCTTCAAGTAGTGAAACTTGGTCAGGAAAAAGTTCTAATGGGACATACTTTGATACCGTATTATCGTATGTCTGTAAATAAGTACGAAGTGCATAAGGGGTATTCCTCATACACTTCGTATATTCTATTATTAATTGTTCTTTGTTCACACAGTTAAATCATATTCTGATTTATGGTCTTGGAATTCCCAAATCTCTATAAAGTTGGTCCAAATCATCATCTTCATCTTCGATACCTTCCTCTCCTTTGAAATTATCATACTCACTCTTTGACTGTTGAGCTTGTTTCATAATTTCTTTAAATTTTGCAGTTGCCTTTCTTACTTTTGATTCATCTTCAGAAATTGCATTACCAATGATATCTAAAAATTCTTTAGCTTCTGTCTTATAGAGAATTGAATAAAACCAAGGCACCAATCCTTTGTTCTCATCATCAAACATCTCGTCAGGTAATGCAAACCTTAATTTTTCAACAATTTCAGGGCCAATTCTAAGTTGCATCGGTTCATTAGACAATACATCAGTGACACCCCTCACATTTCTTGACATTTCAGGATCTTCAGGTAATCCGTGTCTTGCGATAGATTCCTCTAACCCTTTGATTATTTCATGACACAAAATTGGGAATATTAAACCTTCCGCAACAATTTTTGTATCAGGTTCATCTTCACCTTCGTCACCCTCTTCTTCGTCTTCATCTTTATTTTCTAACTTAACTTTTCCAGCGACACCATTTCCTGTTTGAGACATCATTTCAATCATTTGTTCCATAGAAAAATACATGAAATCATTGATTGACATAATTTTCAAATAAGAGGGATATAATTGTGGGTCAATTTCATCCAACCTTTCTTTAATTTCAGGTTTTT